AACCAACTGCGCTAACGGTGCATGTTCTTGGTGGATAGTCAGGGATTCGAACCCCGTATACCGTAAGGTGGTGGATTTACAGTCCACTGTAGTCGCCAATGCTACTCACTATCCAATCAATGATTGGTACTCGGTAGGGAATTCGAATCCCTGTTCACGCCGTGAAAGGGCGTTGTCCTAGGCCTCTAGACGAACCGAGCATTGTTAGATTGGACTTACGATTTCAGGTCACTATCTGAAACTGCCTTAAATGGCGCTCTATGAAGGATTTGCACCTTCTTTCACTGGAGACCCCCTGTAGCGGGGGTGTTTACCTCTCCAACTGCCATGAGTTGCGAACTCACCGTGGACCAAAGTTGCGAACTTTGCGTGGAACTATCTGAGCATAAACTGTTATATGTAAGTAAACTAAAGGAACCATTGTGCATCTATCTCTACTTACGGGAACGTCTCCACGTAAGCCTGCACGGTCATTACTGCCTATATTCTTCCGTCACGTTCAACTGCATAGCCTAAACTATCGTTCATACGCTTCATAAACTCTGACTATTGGGTGTATCCGTCGATACATCTTCCCGCACAAAGCCCCTAACGGTATAGGTAACCTTTACCATACTTACATATAACACCTTGAATTCAAGATGATATATGAAACTTAATTTTTTAAAGAACACGTTAAAAAGTTTGATAACTTCTCAACTCATGTAATGATTGTATCACTACCTTGATTTATTGTCAAATGATTTTTTGTATTTCTACAACAATCTTTTACCAATTAATCTGAATCAATTTCTCAACTCATGTAAGTATTGTATAACTAAACTGATTATTTGTCAAATACTTAGATGTTGTATTTTTACAACATAGTGGCCCGGCGGGAGGGATTCGAACCCCCAACCCTCGGTGTAGAAGACCGATGCTCTATCCAATTGAGCTACCGCCGGAGTAAAACAAAACCCTAGTATATACTAGGGTTTAATTATTGTCAAGTATTTTGTTTTATTGTCCGGGTACAGCGTTTGCTATAGGGTCGGTTGTATCGGCTGTAGCGACTGGAGCGGGTGGTGTGACGATTTGACTTGCCTGAGTTTTTAGGTCATTGCCATGAGCAATAACAGCTTGTTTAAATCTTACAACATCAGCCTCTGCTTGTTGCACAGCATCACTAGCGGCTTTCATTGCAACCTCGTGTAAATCACGTGCTTTAATTAATGCCGTTTGTAATTCTGTTTTTAGTCTGTTGACCTCATCATTAGCGGATAATGCCTCTTGGCGGGCTTTTTCAAAAAGACCCTTTGCATCTGCCACAATAACCTGTTCTAAGTGTTCAACTTCATTAACGAATGAAGTTTCTATATTTTTGAATTTTGAAAAAAGTCCCATTGTAATATCCTCTATGTTGTTTGGCTGGCCTACCTGGGCTCGAACCAGGGACACACGGATTAACAGTCCGTTGCTCTACCAACTGAGCTATAGGCCAATATTTGGTGCCCCCACCATGATTCGAACACGGCACCTACTGATTACAAATCAGTTGCTCTACCAAATGAGCTATAAGGGCATACTATTATTTAACAGAGTATAGCACGACAAAATTATTTTGTCAACCGTGTCGTGCTAATTTAGGAGAATTCTACTGTGTTTTGGAACACCTGCTAATAGGTACTCCATTTGATCCGCAAGTATTGTGCGGTTTTGTAGAATCATGTTTTCGTAGTGATTTGGAACATATGGCACATATAGTAATTCCATACGTGCTTGTTTCAATGTTTTATGGCTTTTTTTGCTGTTACATTCTTTACATGCAGTAACAACATTCATCCATGTGTTTTCACCACCCAAAAATTTAGGGACAATATGGTCCCTGCTAAGGTGATGATAATTCGGGAAGTGTCCCCCGCAATATGCACACACGTACCTATCCCGACCAAATAATGTTTTGTTACTTAGTGCAACATTTGCATGTTTGTATGGATTAAATCCGTGTCCTTTAACAGCAATAATACTTGTTGTTTCTAAATAACTTGTTTGACCGTCACGTTGTGTTCCACCACGATATTTTGCAATTACTTCTCCTAGTGCCCAAGCCACCGCATTTTTTGCGTGATATGTAATAGCTTCATCATTTGAAATCCATTGTCTTGGTATACCAGATATATCTAAAGTTAACACAGACATGTTTATTCCTTTCTTAGACTATGTTGGTGAATTCTGCAGGAATCGAACCCGCATTTCCACGATCGGAACATGGTGTTCTATCCATTGAACTAAGAATTCAATCTATGCGTAAGTATCTGTCATTGATCCTGAATCATGCAATAAATTACCCACATCATTATAAATTTTTACATGATGTGATTTAACACGTTGCGTAAATTCTAATGCTGAAACAAAACTATTAAAAAAGATATCTCTTGTTTCTAAAATACCATTGACCCAGTCATGCGTTCTAACCCTATGTTTTGCCATTGTTTCACTCTCCTGTAAAGTATTTAACCCAAATATTTTTTGTTTTATTTGTGTAATTAGTCAAAGACCATTGATTTAGTTTGGCATTTAGCCATGGGGTTTTGTACGTTGATAATAACTTATCAGCAATCATTTTACTTTCAGTAGCATGTGCGGCAAACATTGGTACAAACCAAGGTATTTCACTACTACCAACTAACGGTACACCTTGACTAATCAAGTCTGCACCAACAATATTAAATGTTTCACTAAAACTAACTTGTAGTCCTATATCCATACTAGCACACAACTCTAGAAATTGTTCTCTAGGTGTCCATTGGTGATTAATCAATTGATGACCTGTATCTGCTAGTTGTTCAAAAAATCCTTTTAGATTGTTAATAACAGGTCCACCGTTCATTTCAATACGACCTGCATTAACGTGAAATCTTAATTTCTTACCAATGCGATTTGCAAAATCCAATGCGGCCACTGCTTGAACCATGTGGTTCTTTAATGGTCTTACTGCACCAAAACAACCTATGTCAATATATTCTTTGTTTCTATCAAATTTCTTTGATACGTAGTCTTGTGGATAATAGTTAGGTAAATAAATTACTCGTTCATTTGTTTCTTTATCAGTCCAACTATTGCGGACTTTTAAATATGTTTGCACTTCATCTAACATTCTAGGTGCGTTGATACCTAAAATAATGTTTTTGTAACTACTATACTCGGCAATCCAATCCATTGCCATACCCTCACCTGCCATGAAAGGCATTTCGCTATGTATGCGAATGATCCATTTAACGTTGGGGTGTAGTTTACACAGCACAGCAAACTTAGTGGGCACTACCCATAGTGCCTCAATAATTACGTGTGTTGGTTTATATTTGTTAACTTCTCGGTCAATGCAGTTGTTATCATGCACAACAACTAAATTTGATTCTACATTAGCATCAACTAGCATGTCATTCATAAAACTAGCTGAATTGTATAAGCCAGTGCTTAATCCAATATGCGAATGTAGTACGCTATGGTAATCTTCTCTGCGTTTTAAAATGAACAATACTTTTGCCATACATTGGTACCTTAATGATAATACTTAGTCCAAATATAGTGACACTAATATTTCATATATCATTGTCTTCTTCGGTAGCATCAAATATTTCTACGCTAGACAATTTAACACCATACTTCTCTCCGGTAGCAAATATAAAGTCTCTCCATTCTTCTGCCGCGGCTTGGTCTTTCCAAATACGCTTAACACAGCCAGCGCCAGCAAATTCATGGTAGCCTGGGGTTTTATCTTGACTTGTCATTAAGGCAGCTTTAGCAAAAGTATCATTTATAAACTCAACTTCATTATCAGAGTACTTATCATCGAAATGAGTTTTTGGATTCGTAAATGTAACGATTGTATACTTAGTATATTCCATTAATGTCCTTAAACAGTTTTAGTATCCGGAGTTGTTGGTGTATCCGACGTTGTTGGAGTATCTGATGTTGCCGGTGTTGCTGGTGTATCAGGGGTTGTTCCGGTTAGCAATTCATCAACGGGGTCAGTATCATTATCACCTATTTCAATGCTAGTAATCTCAACACCGTATTTTTCTGCTGATTGTAATAAAAATGATTTCCATGCTTCAGCCGCGGCTTGGTCTATCCAATATCTTTTGAGTCCGCCATTGTCACCAGTATGTAATGCTGTGTGCATTATACCGGAACTTGCATGTTCTTTTAATTTTACTAAAGAATCTTTGTTAAAAGATTTTATAGAATCACTAAATTCTTCAAAATCTGTAACCGCAAAAGTGACTAGGGTGTATTTTGTGTATTTTGGCATATTATTGTCCTTTGTTATACTATTTATCATGTATAATAGAATAATTTATTTTATAATGTAATTTTGGGGTGACTGATGGGATTCGAACCCACAACAACAGGAATCACAATCCTGGACTCTACCATTGAGCTACAATCACCATAACTGGTACCAGCGGTGGGAATCGAACCCACTCAAGAACGCTAATCTGGCGCTAAAAGGCTTATAAGACCTCTCTGACTTCCAAGTCTCGCTGGCAATATTCAACACCCCGTAGCCGGGATTCTGTTCTATCCTAACATTAATCTTTGCCACAACCCGAACCAATAGTGCAAGTGTTACCTGATTCTGTTTGTGTTGCTTGTTATATCACGGTGGTTTAACGAAATAACAAAGTAAATTTCAGACAAATAACAAAGTAAATTTCTCCCACTCGCACTTGCCACAAGTCCCGAACTTCCTCTGTTGCCAGCGTTAGGTCGGATGTTGAAATACTGGTACCCCCGCTCCGAGTTGAACGGAGAAAATTTTTCCTTTTGAGAGAAACGACTTTGCCAATTTGTCCACGGGGGCATAAATACATTATGAACTCTAATGAATATACAGAATTTATGTTATTGTATAAACACTTTTCTGATGAAAAGTATAAGGCACGTGCATCTTATACAAACAGTAAAGAATTTGTTCTTGATCCTATTCTAACAAGTGAACTAGCAAATGAATTTGTTCAATTAGAATTGTTTGGTACCGACGGCAAGAGTTGAACTTGCGACACCCTGTTCTTCAGACAGGTGCTCTACCAACTGAGCTACATCGGCATATTGGTGCCTCAACCTAGATTCGAACTAGGCACCCCCGCCTTATCAAGACGGTGCTCTAACCAAATGAGCTATTGAGGCAATGATTGGTGGTAATAGATGGACTCGAACCATCGATAGACTGCGTATGAAGCAGTTGCATTAGCCGCTATGCTATATTACCTTGGCACCCCCTGATGGACTCGAACCACCGCATGTCGGAATCAAAATCCGATGCCTTACCAACTTGGCGAAGAGGGTATATTCTTTGGCGCTCCCGGAAGGGTTCGAACCTCCGACTCCTGCGTTCGTAGCACAGTACTCTAATCCACTGAGTTACGGGAGCATATTTTTATTATTAGTTACATGCTTGATAAATACTGTATGACTATACCTAAATATCAAGCAGAAGTAAAATTACCATATCCATTAAAGGATCCATCATGTATTGACTTAATCAATACAGATAAGGCAGCTGGTAAAGGAGAACCAATACAAGGAAGAAAATTTCTTTATGTTGGCTCTACTGAAATTATTGATACTATTATAAATCCAGAATTATCAGAAATTTTTAAATCAAAAAATCTAACACCTATGTGGGTCCTTGTATTTGGACATGCACGTAGAGATTTATATCCTAACTTTCCGGACATTGTTCATAGTGATGTTTTTGAAGTTGATGGCAAATGGGTAAAGATACCCTTTTCTATCAACTGGGAACTTTCTGAAACCGATGCAGAATTCAAATGGTGGGACGTAGCTGGTGCTAAAGAATGGTATTCTGATGTCAAAACAGTTAGACCAAACGAACCTAGAACTAGAATTAGAGGTTGCTGGTACGGTAATGTAGAACCAATAACAGTAAACTTTGCACATAACTTTGAACGTTTACACACATATACACTTAAAAGACATTGTACAACTTTGGTAAACCCAACTGTACCACATAGTGTAACTTATCCACCAGGTGCAGAGTATAGAGCTGGATTAAGCTATCGTTTTCCCTTAGAACAGATATCTACATGGGAACAAGGATACGAACTCTTTAAAGAATTCTGTATTTAATTTTTGTTATTCATTAGTACTCTATGCTTAACCTTTCAGGGGTCAGGGCGTTGTTCTCACAAAGTACTAGTGAATAACGCAATTTCTTGCGTTATGTTGGGGTCGATACCCCAACCAGTGATTTTAGTCTCTGCGTTATCGCCACAGATTTCATCCTACTGTCCGCCCGTTTGCCCATGTTTTACGTGCGGGCTAGGACCTCGTTTCCTATGCACACGTTGTACTAAGTTACACTAAATTAGGAATTTTTTTCCTAGCTTGGATGTATGCTTCAGCACGTTTAAACTTATCATCAATAAGTTTTTGTTTCTGTTCTTCAGTTAAGAACTGACTAGCGGAAGCAAAAGCCTGTTTAACAATTTGTTCGTTTAATTTAGTATAATCTATATTTTTATACTCCATCATTTTCCTTTCATAAAAACAAAAACCCCTGAAAACTTTCATCTTCAGGGGTTTCATAAACTTGTTAGAGTGTTACTTTAAGTGTAACTGACTCCTGCTATGAAACCCCTACGTAAACTTGTATCATTATATGACCAGCGAATACTTGGGATATTTTTACCCTCAAAGGCTGCCAATGGCATCTGCATTGATGCTATCGTATGGTTCAGCAATTGACAGTTAATATGTTTCATAGTATAGTTATTTATCCCTGTTTACAAATTAGTACAAATAAGTACTCCTTTTTGATTCATTACGTGTAGTATAGCAAAGTCTTGATATATTGTCAAACACTTTGTTGCCCAAAACACTAATACGTAGCGGTCCCGGGTTTTTCTTCGTATTGACTGAGGTTGTCAGGTAGTTGATAGTCTCTACGGTCCATAAGGATTTTTACTTCCGGGCCATACTCATCGAATCCTTCCCAGGGGCTACCCAATGCTAGTGTCAATTTTACGTTGTCTGTTTCATTGTCCATACCATGAACCCAACTACCATCCATTAAGAATGCACCGTCTACTTCTGGAACATGAACGTCACCTGTCTTTGTTCTAAAGAATAATGTATCAGTTCGTCCTTGCAACACAATACGAAACTTATGTTTCTTTGTACCCACTTCATGTATCTTACTGTCTATGTGTATTGCATTCTTTGCACCTGGTTGAGTGATAAGAATCATTAATCTACTACGCATACCTATCCAAGGAAACACAACATTGTCAAAGTATTCTTTGATAGTAGGAGGAGTGTGACTAGCCCAAACAAACTCACCTTGATGACGATTAGATATGCTTTCAGCACCTAGTTGTCCCGTCTTAGTTACTAAGGGAATCATACTGATTTCTCTATAGGCATCCCAAAACACAGCATCTGTGTTTAGTAAAGGTTCTATTTCTTTAACTGCTTGTTGTTTGTTGATTGGTGGCAAATCAACCGTTGCAAATAATAAATTAATACTCATCTTAGATTCCAAATAAAATTTTTCTTGCATCCTCATACGTTGTATTGTGTTGATTCTTATCTGCCTTCATTCCAATTATAGTTCTGTCATTGGTACTTGTTGTGTTGTCCCAATCATGGTATATTGTTGTGTTAAATAATATAGCATACTCTTGAGAAAAACACAAAGATTCTAATCGGTTTGGAGTACTTAACGTAGGGTCAGCTATATATGATATTTTTTCATGCGGAACAATACCATCTGATGAGTACCAGCTTGTAATGCAATTAGTGTCATGGACAAAAATGGGATAGTTAATTCTAAATTGTACAGGTTTATTAGTTGCACCGTTTATGTCAAGATGTATAGGACTTTTAACGCCTGGGAGTGTTGTTAAAAAAGCCGCGCTTTTATCTAAGTTCAACAAACGTTTAACTGGGTTGTTATCTATAACCAAAGACAAATCTTTTTCATCCTTTACATAAAATTCTTTTGTTTGATAACTAGGAACTATTTCTTGAATTGCGGTAACGCTTTTATTATTAGATACAACAAACTCTGACTTATTGGCAATACTTTGTAATAGCTTAATGTATTCAGGTAATCCTTCGTATGTAAACGTTATATAATATGGACTACAGTCTTTGATTATAGTAAACATGTTATTTTAAATCCACAATTAATATCTGTTGCATGACACCATTGAACATCACATGACCATCACTGGGTTTAAACACAACATCAGGGAATGCTTTTCTCAAGTGATAATTTTTACTTATCTTAAAAAATCTATCATTGTACGTATTGAATGATAAAATGTACTGTTCACAGTTTTGTTCTTTTGCTCTGATAAATTGGTCAGTCATGGTATATGTGTGTATATAGGTTTTCATATAACCTAAACCACTAACATGATTTTTTGCATTTGAGAACCAACGAAACCCACCTTGATAAACTTTTTTGCTATCCATGTCTCGTATCATTCCACCACTACCACCCCAAATTCTATCGTTAACATATACCAATGTATATGTGTCTATCTTGTCATCACGAATCAAACTAAGTAAACTCCATGGCAATTGATAACCATAGTTTTCATGAAAGTTGTCTACGCTATCAGTTTCAAAAAATTCTAGTAATCCATTAGTTAGTTTGTCAATGAATTCGGTTTTATTTTCTGTTGATAATGTTAATGTATCAATCTTATCCATGTTATTCAGCTACTACACCAACTAAGTGCAATCTTTCCATTTCAGAACAGTTAATAAATGTATGGTTTTTTCTGGTATCAGCCCAATAAACATTTCCTGTTTCCATGTATGTTATCGAAGCGGTAGTATCATTTTCTTTGAAAACAAAGTAGCACTCAGGATTAGTAATCAATGGGAAATGTACTCTAGGTGTAGAATCTTTATGTATACTATAACAACTCATCCTATTGACCCACATAAATCGTGTTCTGTACATCTTATAGTCAACGATTAGTTTTTCAAAAATCGTGTCTTTGAAGTATGGATTCAACATATTGTACTCTAGTTCCATACCACGATTTCTACCAACAGCACTATTCCATTCATTTTTAGTCCATGGCTGATTAGTCTCTGGATTTATTTTTGATTCAGTCACCCATGGCTCTGATTCAGATTTATACTGTAAACCGGCTTGACGACCTTTGTGACCACTGCTTGTCCATTGAATGCCGGGTTCTAATCTATGATATTCAGCTAGAATGTCTGTTATATCAATCGAATTTAATATTTTTATCATAATTAATGTTTCCAAACTCAATCATACTTACTCTAGGGTTAGTTAACCAAAAATCAATTGCTTGTAATACTTCGCTATACAATATAGGATCTTTATCCGGATAACTTTCTAAATAACCCATTTTTAGCAACAACATAGGTAAAGGATTATTTTTTTTAATCTCTATATGAGCCATCTCTAAATGATATTTATTAGTATAATAGGGATTATCTCTTTTACCCATAACATATTCATTGGAGCCCATACTACCAGAAGTAATTACCTTAACAAAAGGTGCTGTCTTTTTTAATATAAATGTTTGTATGTTATGACAATATGCATTATTAAAAAAATAATCGCAATTAGAATCTTTTACAAAATCAATAACATCTAATGATTTTAACTCTAAATCATAGCCAGTAGTTCTAGATAAACCTATTACCTCATGACCTTGATTAACAAAATAATTGTAAATTGCTAACCCTAGTCCTTTGGTGTGTCCTGTGATAATAATTTTCATCTTATATAATATAGTTCTTGATGCTGATTGTTTGGTCTACCTAAATGTACTGCATTGGTATTTTGTTTAAACCATTCTAAATCGTAAAAACTATTAAACGACTCTGTTTCTTTGCTTATGTAATTAAAAGTATCTGTGACTAACACAGAAGTGTTTAGCCAATATGCAAACTTTTCACACTTTAATGTATTACCCGATATATTATCATACCGTTCTGATAGCCATTTATTAAATGTAGGGTAAATATCTTTGCTCCAAATAGTAAACAATATTATTCCATTTGGATTTAACATTTTTTTCAAATCATTTAACTCATCCATTGTTTGTTCAAAAGTAGTATGAGTGAATACACTATAGCATAATATAACATCAAATTTCCTACCCATTGGGACATTTGATAATTTTAAATTTTTATCACCATTTGGATTCCAAGCCTGATGCCATTTATCATAATGTAAAAAATTACAATCTGTGTGTATACTTGTTGCAGCCATAATGGATTTTAACATTATGTCTGCACCAACATATTTTTGTGTGTTTATATAACCTCGGGCGCTATTAAGATAGTTACCTTGGTTACACCCATAGTCTAATATAGAAACATTTTTCCAATCAATGTTTAACATGTTGGAACTAAAAACTTGAAATAAGTTTTTATTATCTGGTTGCAAATATGTTTTAAATTGTTCCATTGAGGCCATATATAGTATTAAGTTTTGTTAGTGTATCATTATTTAAGTCTTTATAACCTCTGCTAAGATATTTTTTATAACGTCCCGTAATACTTTCAACAGGCCAATCAAATATATCATCGTTTAATCTAATTACTTTATTGATTATATCGTGCATTGTACTTTTATTTGTAATGTAACGAACACCGTCATATGCAATAGCACCCATTGTATAATCTACACAATTTAATCGTTCTTGTACTGTTATTGGATGCACAAATGCTTGAAATTTAAAACCATCAATAGTCCAATAAGTACCGCTATTACCCAACCAATTGGTTTCTTTAATAGAAGTAGCCAATGGTTGAATATAGTGTTTTACTTCTGCAAACTGTTCTTCATTGGTACAACATATATCTAAGTCATCAGGTAGCCATTTAGGAGTATATCCTATTTCTTTTTCAAGCAACCATGTCATATAGCTACCTGTTATAAACGGTCCTGTTTCTAAATTAAGGTCTACTACATTAGTGATAAAATTTATTGGATCGTTCATTTTATACCTATAATCATGTATCTAGTGAATCCCCATGTTTCATATTGAAAATGTTTTGTACCTGTGAATTTATATTCACTAAGTGGATAATGAGTTATAAAATCATCTAATGATGCACTATGTACATAATGGTCATCATGCGGCATGTCATTACCCTGAAGTACTATTCGTGTACCATCAGGTATGTTGTTGAACCAATCCATTGATTCAAAATGTTCTGTTGATGTATTGATAACTAAATCTCTATCACCTTCAACTACTTGATTGCAATCTTGTGTGAAGGCTTTGAAAATCCAATTACGATACACCCAGTTTTGATTTACTAAATCAGCAATAATTTCACATTGTGGGTCAACGTCATAACTTCTGATATTGTTAACTTTAAATTTCCCACGACTTAATAAAAGAAAGGCTGTCATGCCATACCACCCACCATAGATGTGAGTTGTATTACTACTCCAGCCTGTTTTCTCTAATTCTTCACACAGCCAAATTTTACTGCCAACTTGACCGCTAGAAAAAGCGTCCTTATCAACTTCCATTTTACAATGCTACTTTACCGATCGCATTGACAATTGCGGCAATCTTACCAATTGCTTGTAATTGCTGTACAGTTAAACCCTCTTTTTTCAAGTTCTCGTAGTGATTCTTAACACAGAATTCACACTTACCAACAATACTTGCGGCTAATGCATACATTTCAAATTTCTTTTTACTTACCCCACCGTGATTAGCGTATGCATTCATGCGTAAGCCAGGGGGCAAACCTTTTAATGATGCATCTTCTGTCATTTCAACAAATGGATAATAAATGTTATTCATTGCCATTAATGCTGATGCTGTTTTCATTGCATTGCGTTCTGCATCTGCATTTTCTGAAAACAATGGGCTATTCATTTCAATTTCAAATGCCAATGCACCGTTGTTTGCGGCAATGGCTGCGGCGTATGCACATGCATGAGCGTCAACTGGATCAAGTCCATGTCGTGTCATAATTGATTCTAAGTTCAATTTAATATCTTTACAATAATCAGGGATAGCATCTTTAACTGTGTCTACCCAATTACCGTTAACGTTGATTGGTGGAACGTTAACTCCATTTATATCTTGCGGCTGATTCATTTTATTTTCCTTGTGTGTTACAAGAGGGACAATGTTCCCTCTTGAGATAATCAAATAACTCTTGAAAGTTCATTGTCGTGCTCCTATTATAGTGTATCGCCACCGATTGGACGACTGCATGGGCATAGTTCGCCAGTTTGCAATGCGTCTAATACACGCAATGTTTCATCTGGGTTACGACCAACATCTAAGTTGTTAACTGTAACGTGCTGAATAACATTGTCTGGATCGATGATAAATGTAGCACGTAATGCGGCACCTGCTGGACCATAGAAGATACCCAATTGTTGTGCTAATGATACCTCATCACGGGCAACATCGGCAAAACTCCATGAGTTTGTTTTCTTCAAATCTTCATGTGCATTACGCCATGCCAATTTACAGAACTCATTATCTGTTGAACCGATTAACAATACTGCATCACGGTCAGCAAATTGACTGTTCAATGCATCATATGCTACGATTTCTGTTGGGCAAACGAATGTAAAATCTTTTGGATAGTACACAACAATTTTCCACTTACCTTCGAAACTTTTTTCTGTGATTGTTTCAAATGCATTGTCTGGTGTCAATGCGCCTGGCTTAACGCCTGTTACTGCAAAGCTAGTTACTTTATCGCCTATAGTTTTCATAATTACTCCTGTGTGTTAAATTATTTCTGTGACCTACAGTTGGGGCAAATCAACTCTAGGTTATCTTCTGAATTGTCGTATGTATTATTGTTTTTATGATTAACAACTAAAGGAATTTCTTGTTTGTTGTGTGTTTCGTTGTGACAAATTTCACAACGATGACCACGTTGCTCAATCAAATATCGTTTCAACCAATCAGGAATCTTAGCCCATGGCTTAGTGTTTCCCTCTTTCCATTCTGAAACAAGTAATCTACTACGATGTTCAGCTTGGCATTTGTTGTTACAATATTTGTTGGTAAAACTATGCCCTTTACTGGGGTTAAGTTTTCCGCAATTGAGACAAGTAAAGCAAGTGTTCATAAAGTCCTTAATATAAAAGCATATTACAAAACTACTTATGCTCTACAATTACGCATTATATGCTACTATATTGATTATTCTTCGCTTTTGGGAAAACCATTGCTATGACGGTCACGCACTTCGTCTAAGTCCTGAAACAATCTATGTTCTTGTGCTGTCAATTTATCCTTGTGTGTCTTACGTGGATTACCACACAAATAACATTCTGGATTACCACAATCCATTGCATGATGTTTAGCCAAACGATGTGGTTCTTTGATAGTTTTATCTTGATTTGTTAAACCATGTGCTTTAGCAATCTTAACTTGCTTTGCGACAGCATTATCATCTTTAAGCATTCTTTTTGAATGTTTGATTTTATCTTGTTCAGTACTCATGATTTCTCCTTCAAAATATTGGTCACCGTTTCAATACATTTTTTTGTAGCATCTCTCCAAATCAATAGTTGCTCTATTGAAAAGTTTTCTTTAGGTATATTGGTAAATTCATGCAGTTTAGTAATTAGTATGTTTGGTTCATTGTGATAAATTTCTTTCCAAGACACAAGCAACATAGAATCATATTTTTTACTAAAAAATTCATTATATTTTTTAATTCTAAATTTAATAAATGGCATTTGCGTAGATACCGATTCTAACGCAATATTTTCGCAATCAGAGGTATATTTACCTAAATGTATAAAGGTAAGTTCTTCTATATCATCTAAATCATATGTAATACGAATAGATTTTTTAAAATTATCATGTACTAACTGTCCATCACTAATATGTGCTGAAGTATAATATGGTTTATTATCTAAAGGGGTTTGAGTAAGTATATGATTGATTTTTATATTGTCGGCTGTTAGTATACCATATGATGGGCTAGGTATGTCTTTTAAACCATATTCATGTGTGTTACCATTCTTGCTTAATGGTATGATATCTTTAATATTTCTTTTAGCACTTACTATAAAGTGACACAAGAAATTACCACCTGATGCATTGATGTAAGTTATAGGTATAATATCTTCGTTCATAATTTACGCTTTATGTAAGGAGTAATTGTTTCGATGCATGTTTTTGTGGCATTTCTCCAAATCAATAGTTGCTCTATTGAAAAGTTTTCTTTAGGTATATTGGTAAACAAATTTAACTTATCAATTATAATAGCAGGATCTAAATGATATAGTTCTTTCCAACTTATGCATAGTGTATTTTCTTTATCACTATTTTTGAAAAATTTATTGTATTTCATTGTTATCCAAGTAATGTCTGCTAGATATTTGGGCAAATCTTCTTTATTTTTATTTTGTGTGTCTACATGAAATTTACCCAATGATGCCGGAACTAATTCATTTACATCATTCATGTCATATGTAATTTTTATATGCTTTTTAAAATAACTATTGACTAAATCAATATCACTAATATGTGCAGACGTATAATATGGTTTTAGATTATTTTCAATATTTTTTACATACTCTTTGATATGATTGATTTTATCTATATCAGGTATACGTATTCCCCATGTAGGGTGAGGAATATCTTTTAACCCATGTTCATGTGCATTGCCGTGTTTACTTAACTGTATAATATCTTTAATATTTCTTTTAGCACTTACTATAAAGTGACACAAGAAATTACCACCAGTGCCGTTCATGTAAATGATAGGCACAACATCTTCTATCATTTTAATTTGTCACCTAATATTCTAATGATTGAATCAATACAAAATGCAGTTGCTTTTCTCCATACATACATGTGTTCTTTTGAAAAGTTTTCTTTAGGTATCCCGGTAAAATTACTTAATTTTTCTATCAGTACTGATGGATCTAAATGATACAACTCTTTCCATGTTACATAACACACATTGTCGTGACCTTCTTCATATTTAAAATATTTACTGTATTTTTTAAAGAAAAAACGCATTGATGGTAAATGATGCCATAACGTATCTGTAGTTTCGTTGAATATTTTTTCTTCACAGTCTAGTGCATACTTACCCATAAATACCATAGTAAGTTCTTCAAAGTCATCTTTATCATATACAATTCTAATTGACTTTTCAAAATTGTCAAGGATAGTTTGATTATTTAAAATATGTGCGACTGAGTAGTAAGGCTTTGTTTTATCCGAGCCGTCCGGTAATGTAGTTAACAAATAGTTGACCTTAATATCATCAGGTACTTGTAACGGATAAGGAGCTCCGGGAAAATCCTTTACACTAGAGTGTGCATTTCCATATCTGCTCAACAATAATTTATATTTTTCGTAATTATTATATTTTGCTGTTACAATAAAATGGCAAAGAAAATTGCCACCTGTACCACCAGCATAATTAATTGGAATAATATCCCGATTCATCAATGTTTCTTTCTATAATCTTCTACTGCGGCTTTGATGGCGTCTTCTGCGAGGATGGAGCAATGGATCTTGACTGGGGGAAGGGCGAGTTCCTCGGCGATTGCTGAGTTCTTAATGGTTGCAGCCTCATCCAATGTTTTACCTTTGACCCACTCTGTGACAAGGCTTGAAGAAGCAATTGCCGACCCACACCCATATGTCTTAAATTTGGCATCTGTTATTAATCCTGTATTAGGGTCTACTTTAATTTGCAGTTTCATCACGTCACCGCAAGCTGGGGCACCGACCATTCCCGTACCTACATCTGTATCTTCTTTACCAAAACTACCCACATTGCGTGGGTTTTCATAGTGGTCAATTACTTTTTCTGAATATGCCATGATAGTAAGTTCCTTGTACAGTATTTAGTCAACTAAATCGTCCGGTATAACAATCCATCCTAACTTAAACAAATCTTCACGTATTTCGTCAGTAACCATTCCCTCACCAACAAACGCTTGTAGTTCAAGATATCTTTGTTTTTGTTCATCATTGAAGTTTGCGATTTCTTCTTCAGTTGGTTCATTTCTGATACCGCTACAGTACCAATCAATATAATCACCTTGTTCACGCATGTCAGCGATAATACCACCCGCATGTCTCCAACTACAGCTCCAGCGTTTTTCAGTTAGTATGGGCCACACATCATTTTTTGTAAAGTTTCTATTACACATTGATGCGTACAAATTTTGTGCATAAACTTCATCACCTTTGACTTTATCACATATCCATTGGGTACTACGCAAGTCATATTCTAAGTTATCTTTTTGCCATTCAGGGTCAACAAGATTTTCTTCGTCTTGTTGTTTGGCAGTTTTCCAAAAATCCATATAGTCTTCAGAAGGTTCTTTACCTTCTTTTTTTGTACGCTCAATGTATTTTTCTAATTGAAAAGTATGTCGTTGTTTGCTACTGTTTACTTTAGTCATCAACTATCTCCATCCACGTGTGGTCTCCCATGTATTTAACCTGAGTTATGTAATCATAATCTACAGGTTTACCCGTATTCCAATCATTTGGTCCATGTGATGTTAGTATCATTTTTTGTTTTCGTGTGTCAAACACTAACCAATAACAATGACCCATAACAATTTGAAATTGATATTCTGCGGCATAGACCATATCAGTTACGTCAAGTCTGCGCTTAATATCTTCTGCTTGTTTTTGCAACACATTAACCAGTTGCATTATTCTATCATATTCTTGCTGGGCATACAACCTAGCATGGTTAATCATGATATCTTTTTGTTTGGTTACGGGCACCAAATCAAATTTAGGTCCACCTGCTTCTGTGGGATATTCACTAACATTTCTGTTAAAGAACGGGACAAGAGAATCTCCTACTTTTAAATCATAGCTAGTCCTGCCTTTGGCAAGATTGCTCTTGTCTTCTTCACTCATGTTACTTAAAGAATATCAATGCCATAGCAACTGCTTGAGCCATGAAACCAAATCCAATCGTGATAAGATTTAATACATCACGTTGAATAATTGCTTTCATAAAGAACAAACCCAATGCCGCCCAAACAATTAACACTATTTCAATAGGTGGCATAGTGTCTGTAACGCCAACCATTAGCCCAATTAAGTTTGGAGCAGTAGCACCAAACAAACATAATATTGCCATCCAATGAATTGTTTCAGACGATAAATGAGTAATCTTTTCTTTAAAGTCTTTACCAAATTCATTTATTGTTTTTGCCATTGAATCAATTATTGCGTTAATCATCATTTTTTCCTTTGTGTGATTGGTTGTCTTCATAAAATACATGATTTCCAATTTTTGCTACTCTGTGTAATTTCCAATTGGGATTTATGTAATCTGCATGATAGTATAATGCATTTTTTATACCATCCAATCTAAATCCTTCTAGCATAACTTTTTTAGCTACTTCATAACTTTCTCTGTATGCTGAATTATTAATTGGTTTAGTTTTTTCTAATCCATTTGTACAATACCATGAAAATTGACAAACTACTTTTTCCATAATTACATCTTTTTGGTATACTACTGCACAAATATCTTTTGGAAATCGTGGGTCGTTTACTCTGTTTAGTGTTACTTGTGCTACTGCTACTTTACCCTCAAACGGCTCATAACCTGCTTCACGGTAAATGTTTTGTGTCATACAATTTAAACGTTTTTCAACTGTCTCAACTGGTATGTTTTGGACATATTTGTCTTGACCACGATAGTAGTCCATTTTGTAATGCGTGATGCTTTGTGTTATAAGAGCAATTATTATTGCGCCCATTAACATATACACACTTCTAATTACATTTTCCATCTTGTTCTCCTTTTTATCAAGTTCCCCCGACTTTTAGGGACAAAAATAGAGTATAACAGAAAAGTCTGTTTTGTACAATATTTTTGGTTAATGTACCCAACAATCACAGTTACATGCGACAACTTGGTCGATGGCATCTGAGACTGGGTAAGTCGCCGGTAATAATATACCTGAAGTATAATATGGGTTTAGTGATGCTGGTATCAAGTTTTGATATTGTGACGCTCCTAAACTGCCGGGTACTGCAGGTCCACCCGTGTCTACAGGTGTACCGTTACTAGTACTACTACTAATATTACTACCAGATGATGTATTAGTTGCACCAAATGGTGGATTAGACGTTGTTATATATTGCTGTGTAGTAGGATCATAATAACCTGCTGGTACTACTGCGGTTCCCGGAGGATATGCCGGGTTAGTTGTTCCTGCTGATGTACTTAATGTGCCATTACCTAATAATTGTTTTTGTTGTTCTGGTGTAATTGTATCAGAAATATTATTGTTTAGTATTAAACCTGCACTATTCAACCTTGATTGATTTCTATTTTCTCTAGTCATAGCCACAAGACTTTGACCGGTAATTGAATCTTGTTCTATAATATTTTCTATAGTTTGTGAAGCCATATGTGGGTTAGTATCTTTTGCAAAACTAGGTACTGAGTCAGTAAAACTATACATGGTCATAGGGTATGGATTAAGGTTGGGTACCGGACTTCCTGGTGGAGTGTTTGGTAATGGATTTGATCCTAATCCAATATTTCTTGCACGTAATTCATTGTTTAAGTATTCACCTATGTTATTCCAATTTGCATTTAATGCATTTGCTACAGTTAAATTATTATTGCGTATTGAAAATATTTCATCATTTGCTTGATTAATGTATAACTGTACAGGGGTATTCATTCCAGGCCATCCAGGATCAAGTACAGTTCTACCACCTAAAGTATCATCTCTAACACCTGCAGTATTTGTTCCACCAGTACCAATATCTCCATTAGCCTGTACAGGGAGTGTTCCTGTAGGTGGACCTTGCACAGTTATATACTCAGTCGGTGCATCTGGTGTTGGGGGAGGACCATCCTGATTAACAGTGGTAGTAGTATATAAATAAGGAGTTCCGGGGAAAAATTCATATCCTGTTATTCTACCAAATGTTCCCTGACGATTAGACTTTGCATCTGCATCATTTGTGCCAAACGATGTGACATATGCCGATGCACCGCAATTATTCGGGGTCAAAAATACCAATGGTAAAGGTCCAGTACCTCTACCGTAACCACCACCTGGATTTGTTAGTGAAGAAGATACTGTATAATACCAATGGTCTATTCTAGGTTGTCCTGGATCCGTTACTTTTCCAGTATCAGGATCAATCGTTGGTGGTATATAAGGTTGTTGTTCAACATTATATTTGTATTGAATTATATCTGCTTCCCCAAGTTCCCATGTAACTGCTAAAAATAATTGATTGTATATATTAAATAATTTTCTAGTTGCCAATGCATCAATTTGTTGTTCTATTGTTGCCCAAGGATAAGGCAAACAACTCATACATCCAAAAAAGTTTGAAAATGTAAACGTATTATACGGGCCGTCTCCTAATGCAACAATGCCAAGACTTGTTTGTGCTTCTGTAATAGCTGTTGGTACATTAGTACCGTTTGTTAATGGTAACCCTTTGTTTGTTTCCATTGTTCCAGAAACTTGTGCAAATTTCTCAATAGGCACACCTTGAATATTTGTAATCTGTTGCATCGTTCTACTGAACGCACCAGCGGCTATTGCTACGTCAGGCGGTAGAATATTGTTCAAATAACTACCAAAACCTTTGGGCAATGTTTGGATATTTAATTGTGTTGGCGTTGATTGTGCATTGTCACCGGGTTGCGCTGTTTCAATTGGTGTGTCTTGTTGTGTAGCCCCGTTGTTATTGTTTTGAAAAAAACCTGCCATTATATTGAACTCCCTATACCAGTAGCCAATGATCCAATTGTTCTACCAACTGTTGAACCATATGCATCACCTAAGGGTGTTGCAACCGTCGGTAATGTGTTATTTTGTTGCGGTGTACTTGTTGTTGATTGTGGTGCAGGTGCACTTGTCGGTGATCCAGGAGGAATAATAGTACCAATTAAATTATTCATTGTTTCAGTACTTAATGCGGGATTTACTCCAGTACCAATATATATTGGATAATATGTTTTACTATTTGTAGGTCCTGGATTAGCGTTATACACAGGAACTGTCAATGATTGATAACTAGTTGGAAATAGTTTTTGTACATTCAATAAATCAGCTAAACTAGTTAGACCTTTTGTTTTACAATTTAGTGATATTAAAATACTATCTAAATCTACCCCTACGATAACCAACAATGCCGCATATACTTGTTGTTGTTGTAGATTTGAAACACCTTTATTATTTAACACAGTAGTAATATCAGTTGGAGTTAATCCTGATGCAATCAATGCCAAAGTAAGTGACGGTGTTATTGCATTGTTCTTTTTAAGTGTTGCTAATAGATTACTAGGCAAACCAAATGATGATATCGTTGATAAATCTATTGCACGACCCAATGCAATCATATCTTGACCAAATGCAGGACCTGCCAACGATACACCAGTAATATCACTAGAAATCAAATCGTTTTGATTACTAAATGTACCTTCTAAAAAGTGTATAGAATTTTGCATTGACATGATAGCTTGGTTGGAGTATTGTATAAATGCTCCACTAGCCATAAACGAACCTAAAAAATCTGTATAATAATTAGTAGTTCCCAATGTATTATTGTAGTTAAATTCATTCCATGCTTGTAGTGGATATAAATGTAAATACCCCCAACTTGCAACTTGTCCGGTGTAGTCAGCGCCGCCCCAACCTGGATCACCGGTATAGGTAAACGTAGGTGGCTTTGAGTTTCCTAACCCTGGTATACCGCCTGTTGGTTGTGATCCGTTTGCCATAATTGTATTACCCTTTTATTTGCAAAAACCTAGAAGTTGAGAATCCTCCGCCAGGACCTTTTGCATCGACAAAAATATTAGTATCTCCTGTAGTGCCAGGCGAGTACGGTCCATATGAGAACGATCCAGATGCACTAGTACTTTTATTTCCTAATGTATCAGATACTGATACACCATCGGGATCTGGATAAGCACCTGTTACACTCCAAGATACCGTTAATACAGATTTGCCATCAGCAGGCACTGTAGTTCCTGGACTTATAAAAACAACTGGTGGTTGAGAAGGTGTCATATTTGTATTAGTTGTTGTGTTTGCTCCTGCACCATTGGGTGCATATACTTTTAATGATGCGGCACTTGCATAAACAACATATTTCTGTACGGGGTCATATAGTGCCATAGCTAATGAGTATACACTATATTTTCCTTGGGCATCTGATTGATTGTTTGTTATATTGGCAGGATTACCTATAGCAGATGTAGTTAATGTAAGACTACCTGAAGGGGCATTTCCTGTAGTTGATTGTGAGTCACCTGAATAGTAAATAGTTAATTGATACTTAGATAACGCAGTACCAGACCAAGTTGGATTAAATGTATTGCCCCATACTACAGTTGCATCATTAAGTTTTAGAGTAATATTTGGATCCCAATTACCACCCTCGTAATTTTCACCTTTTAAGTAATTAATAATTGCTATATCGTATACACTACCACCTACTTTACTGTTATCTGCTTGTAATTGTGCTATAGTATCAGCTACCGGGGCATTAGTTGGTATACTTTGAGTCCATCCATTTACAAACACAAACGTAGTAGTCTGGTCTACCGAATTAAGTGTAATTGTTTTAATACCTGCTCCGGAGCCAGAATTATAAGCACCCCCTGTTGATGTGCCTGGAGCTACACTAGACGGGGCATATCCGCCGCCAGTACCACCTTGATTATAATAAGATGGAGCAGGAATAATAGTTTGTGATGCAAGATATGAACGTGAGTCCCATAACTCCCCACCAATTGGTTTAATGATTTGTAACGCACCACCAGTAGCTGTACCGGTTCCAGTGATTGCCATATTAATAATATGGTCTCCTGCTACAACATTCATCGTTATTGAATCATTTGTTGTATGATTAGTTGTTGCCGCACCAATTGCAGTTCCATCTAAACTAACAGTCATTGTATTTTGTGCGGCATAGTTAAATGTATAAAGACCTGTAGCAGGAAAATTAACACCTGTTGTATATGTATATGTTGCTACATCAGTTTGCCCATTAGTCCAAATAGCATAACTATTCATAAAACTACCCCATGACCCACTAGTCACTGGATACCAATCTAAATATTCACCAACTGATATTAAATTTTGATATGTACCTGAATTAACAACATTTCTTCCATAAGCATCATTGATTGACCAAGTTAATAAACGTAATACTGTATTTTGAATTAATGTGCCAAAAGTATAATCACTTAAACTTTTAGCCGAGCCCATGTAACTAGCTCCAATTTTGTTAATAGTTAGACCTTTGTTTTGTATTAGGCCCGCCATTGAGTTGACGCCTAATGGGCTTTGTTTTCCTGTATCACTCATGGGCAAAATACATCAGAACTACCCTGAATGATCGGATGACCACAAGATACTCCTGAGCCTATTCTTAATATAGGTGATCCTTCTGCAAATACTGTTGGACTACCTTCAGTTGTTATTGCCGCTTGATGGGGCGGATGGGGAGATCCAAAAGGAGCATGTGAGGTAATTTGACTAACATGTAATCCAACTGCAATGTTGTTTACAAACACCGTGCTGGCTCCACGAATTATTTTGCCTGCTGGTGCATTTTGATCACCTTGCCTACTTACTCCTGACATATATTATCCCAATACTATTTTTTTGCTAGGTACTTTAATACCTGTTGTTGCTTCTAAGTATTTGTCTTTCAAGCCGTCTTCTGTGTCGGCATGAAATGCAATACTATTAGTATTTAGTGTTACATTTCCTTTAGGTTCCGCAGTAAACAAGCTAGGAATCATTTGCATTCCCTGCGGTGTTGGTGCAATACTTACTGGTTCTGTGATAATAATATTATCACGTGTGATGTCAACAATCTTAGCGATAAGTTCTTCACCACTGTTTAATTTGAATGTGTATACTTTTCCGTTTTCCATTAGTTACTCTCTGTTAATTTTTGTTTAAGTTCTGTAAAACCACCTATTAATTCGCCATCTAAAAAGATTTGCGGTACTGTACGTGCATTAGGAACTGCTTCTAACAATTCTTCTTTAGTGTATCCATCACCGATTTTCTTTTCTTCAAAAGCTATTCCTTTACTTTTTAACAAGGCTTTAGCCTGTTCACAGAAAGGACAATTATACTTACTCCATACTACTGCTGTCATTATTTTTCTTCCTTTATAAGTTTGGTAATTCATCATAGTTTAATGAGTCTCCCATTACACCAATGACGTAATTTGTTGATTCACTTTCTTGAAGTGCTGTTTGTTTCTTGCTTGTATCACTATGTTTGTTGAACCATGGGATAGGTGTTGATTTTGGTGCAGGTGATTGATATTTAATACCAATATCACTTAATGCGGCTTTGGCTGTAAAATCAACAAAGTCTTTAAGAATATTTGCGTTTAATCCAATAACAGGACCAAACTTGAATAGATAATCAGCCCATTCTTTTTCTTCACGTATTACATCAGTATAAATTTGATATACTTCACTTTCACATTCTATTTTAGCTTGTGCAAAGCGAGGGTCTTCTTTAACCACTTGATTAATCATCCAAGCAGTCCATTCTTTGTGTAATAGTTCATCTTGTAAGATTAAACTGATAATGTTACCATTACCAATAAAGATACGATTTTCAACCATTGCTAGACTTGTAGCAAAACTTACCATGAATCTAAATGCTTCCAATGCATAACTTGCGTGTAATGCCAACCAAATTGCCTTGATATGGTCTTGTTCAACGATAGTTTCACCTATCTCTTTGCGACAGTTAATTGCATGTAGTGCATCGTAGTAGTTACCTACACTACTAGCCATGCCAATGATTTCTTGCGTATCGTGTATAGTATTGAACACATCTTTAGGTACGTTGTAGATATTACGAATAATGTGGCTATAGCTACGACTATGTATATTTGTTTCAAAAAAGCTCCAATTATACATCAATGCTTCCAATTCAGGAATACTTACAACAGGTGTAAATATTTGACTTGGGCCACGACCTTGTAAACTATCTAATGCTGTTTGGCGTAACAAATTACTTGTAAAAATATGTTTAACGGTGGTGCTGGCATCTTTAAAGTCATTAGCATCTTTAGTTAAACTGATTTCTTCCGGGACCCAAAAGAAGCCACGTGCTGTTTGTTCAATCTTTACTAGTTTGTTGTATTTTACTTCTTCAAATCTTTGAATGGTTACGGGACCTTCTGGGTCCAAAAACATTTTCCTATTCAAATAATCTGTTTTGGTACTTAAGTTGTATTGTTGTTTGCTCATAATTTACATGCCTCGCAATCTTCTTCGTTATCAAAATCTATTACTTCTAAAGGTTTTTCTTCTGATATTTCTTTACTACCTTGTTTGTTAATTAAGCTATAGTAAAACGTTTTTAATCCCCAAATATGTGATTGCATTAAGTTTTTAGCAATTAGTGTAGTTGGGACTTTTCTATCGGGGAAGTATGCAGGATTGTAAAATGTGTTTGTTGAAATGCTTTGGTCTACATATGCGGCGAGTACTGCGGCTGTTTTCAAATAACTCTCACAATCACGTTGATCCCACATCAATTGGTATTTGTTTTTAAGTTTAGCGTAATCAGGAACAACTTGTGTTAATGACCCTGCTTTACTTTCTTTAACACTAATTAAACTCATAGGTAATTCAATACCATTTGTGCTGTTAATAACTACACTACTACTTTCAACAGGTGCGATTGCCATTAATGTAGCATTACGCACTCCATACTGTTTCATGTTTGTACGCAATGTTTCCCAATCTAATTCAGGAGTAAAATCCGCTAATTCATTAACACCCTCTGCTCTGCGTTCCCAAGGGAATATACCTTGACCATAACGTGTTTTATCGCTATCTAAACATGCACCGCGTTCTTTAGCCAATTCAACCGTAGATTCTGTCAAATAATATGCCTGATGTTCCATCCAGGTTTTAACTTCTTGTAGTGCTTCTTTTTCTCCATACTTATAGCTACGCTTTGCATGCCAATATGCAAGATTGGTAACACCGATGCCTAACGGGCTTATTTCGTCATTACTTAGTTTGGACTGAATAGATAAGAAATCTTGATAATCGAGTATGTTACATAAGCTACGCTGAAGAATACGACAAGCCCTACGCATGTCTTCCGGATTGCGGAATGCACCCCAATTAATACTGCCAAGAGTACAAAGAGCAATACGGCCAGTATCGTCATCCAAACGCTTAAAAGGCTTAGTAGGAAGAAGAATTTCGCAACATAAATTACTTTGATAAATGGCATGATATTCAGGGTCAAAAGGTCCTTGATTCATTACATTATCAATAAACACAAGGTAGATACGACCAGTATCTGTTCTTTCTTTTAATATTCCACTTTTGAATACATCTTCTGCATTCATTGTTTTTTTGCGTATATTACTATCGTTTTCGTATTTTACATAGAGTTCTTCAAATAACGCTGTGTCACGATAAAAGGCTTCATATAAGTCGGGTACTTGGTTCGGATCAAAGAATGTGATATCTTCTTTATTCTTAAACCTTTTCCAAAAGAACTTGCTAAGGACAACTCCGTAGTCCATGTGTCTAACTCTTGTTTCCTCTGTACCCTGGTTGTTCTTAAGAACAATAAGGTCATCAAACTGATGGTGCCAAATGGGATAAAATACAGTAGCACTTGCATTACGAATACCTCCTTGACTGCAACTACGCAAATCACCAAACCATTTCTTTAAGAAAGGAATCATACCGGTGTGCATGATTTCTCCGCCCCTGATTGGTGAACCCAGTGGACGTAATCTTCCTATCTCTAAACCAATGCCAGCACGTTTACTGGCATACTTTGCCATCATTTCTCCACTAGCAAAGATACTATCAAGGTCGTCATCACTACGAATGAGTACACAGCTACTAAACTGCTTAGTGGGAGTACCCAAACCAGCCAACACAGGAGTAGCGAGGGTAAAAAGACCATCACTAGCGCAATTATAATACTCTTTAATATATCGCATTCTTGCTGTGTTTGGTTCTTCCTTGTGGAAAACAGTTGCGGCGGCAACCATGTATCTGATTTGCGGTGTTTCATATATTTCCTTTGTACTACGATTACGTACCAAATATTTTTCAATCAGTTGTTCAATGGCGGCATAACTGTATGTTTCGTCTTTTGAATGATCCAGCATGTCATTCATTTTGTTCCAATCATCTTCAGTATACCATTCTAGTAATTCTTTCGTGTATAATCCAATGCTTATATTCTTTTTAACAATTTCGTATATATGGGGAGGTTGATAGTCGCCGTAAACATCTTTACGCAACATGCTAACTCTTTGTTTTCCTGCGACATATTGGTAATTAACGTGACCAATATCTGGGTGTGCCTCTACGTCTATTAAATCAACGATTGCCCTAAGTGTTATTTCATCGATTTGTTTTGTTGATATACCGTCATAAAAATGTAATTGACTTTTAATCTCTACCATTGAAGGACTTACGTCTGCTGTCCCTTTACATACTTTTGCTACTTGTGCTTGCCATTTCTCTAAATTTAATGGTTCCTTTGTCCCGTTACGTTTAATTACATTTATCATGCTTCACCTATTATATTTGTTATTTTGGCTATATCTAATTTATAGTCTATCTTAAATTGTGTTGAATTACTATTTAGAACCGAATCTGGGTAATAATTCAACACATATTTTGCGTTGTCAACCATGACTAATGCAAAGTCTTCGTTATTATCGTCTTTTGCTAGGCAAAAGTCAAGGTCTTTTATACCCACTAGTAACAAAGTATAAACCATACCCAAACCCCTGGCAATTTGGCAATAATTGTTATCATTTAGCAATTCCCATGGTCCAGGCCAACTATCAATATCATCTGGGTGCAAATAATAATTAACCAAAGGTGCATACTGCCACCATTTGTCTATTGCTAAACACTTAGTGGCAATATCTTTATTTTCGAGGGATTGCCTGAGTTCGTACCAACTCTTTAGTCTTGTTTCGTATTCTAATTGAAAAACATTAATCACATTGTACTTATCATTTTTAACAAATGTTTAATAAAATACAATGTGACTTATTTTTAGAATCTACCAACAGCGACTTCAATAGTACCTTCAGTTCCAGTGAAGTTAGCCAATGCCTTACCAATAATAGTACCTGCACGTGCTTCGTTATTAGCTATTGCACGACCGTTTGCACCACTAACCATTAAGTCACCTTTAGCAACATTACCTGATACTAATACCGGTACGCGACCTTGTAGCGCAACATTAACAACATGTTCACCTTGACAATCATTGTTCATTGTGTAAGCTGGGTTAGTTGTTACTACACCTGCTACACGTGTACTGTCAAATGTGTTAGCTAGTGTAACTTCTTGTTCACCACCGAATACTAATACTGTACCAGGAGCATATTCTGCATCACTAACATATTTCTCTGCCAAGTCAGCGTATGTAGCATTCAATCTAGAACCTGCACTTAGTGAGAAGTTACCAGTAAATACACCTGTTGTTGTGTTTGAACCAGTAGTGAATGTGTTACCAAGATGTGTAGCACCTGTACCACCAATGTTTGCAGTTGATGAGATATTACCAGTAACAGTTAATGTACCTAATGTACCAACGCTTGTTAAACTTGATCCTGTTACACCACTTGCTAAAGTACTACCAGTAATATTAGCTGCCGCTACCGCGTTTGCTGTTGTTGCAAAAGCAACTGCACCACTTACGTTAGCACCTGCTACTGCATTAGCTGTTGTTGCATATGTAGCAAGACCAACTGCACCCGTTACGTTAGCACCTGCTACTGCATTAGCTGTTGTTGCATATGTAGCAAGACCAACTGCACCACTTACGTTAGCACCTGCTACTGCATTAGCTGTTGTTGCAAAAGCAACTGCACCACTTACGTTAGCACCTGCTACTGCATTAGCTGTTGTTGCAAAAGCAACTGCACCACTTACGTTAGCACCTGCTACTGCATTAGCTGTTGTTGCATATGTAGCAAGACCAACTGCACCCGTTACGTTAGCGCCGGTTATACTTGATAACGTAGAACCATTACCATATACATAGTTAGCATATAAGTTACCACTAGAATCTCTTAATGCAATAGTAGTTGCAGTTGCCGGACTAGCTGTTTGATAACCTTGTAAGTAACTTGCATTATTTGCTAAAGATACAGTACCGGTCACGTTTGCGCCGGCAACTGTGTTAGCTGTACCTGCATATTGCGAGTTCAAGTTAGCAACTTGAGTTGTACTTGATACAGCGAACGGTGCAGTACCTGTTGCAACTGTACTTGTAATTTGACCACTTGCACTAATTGTTGTGAATGCACCAGTGTTTGCTGTTGTTGCACCAACTGTACCATTATGAGCACCAAATAGTGCCGCATTAACGTTACCTGCACCAATGTTACCTGTTACAGACAATGAACCCAACGTGCCAACACTTGTCAAGCTAGATGTTACAATACTTGAATTTAATGTTGTACCTGTTAGGTTAGCCGCATTAGCTGTAATTGCTGTGTTACTTGCCGCAGTCAATTGACCCTGACTGTTAACTGTGAATGTTGCTACGCGGTCACCGTTACCATATGTACCTGATGTAACTGCTGTACTAGTAATACTAAACTGTGTGCCAGTTAGTGTTAAACCAGTACCTGCTGTGTATGTACCTGCACCTGAGAACTGGGTGAATGTAATATTCGTAGTACCGACAGTTACTGTACCTGTATTTGTATTTACCCAACCAGTGTCAGCATTAATTGTACCTTGTTCAACAAATGTAAATCCACCTACAATCTCAGCACTTGTATTAAAGTCATTAGTACGTGTTAGTACCCAGTTACTTGAACCACTACCTGCTGTTGTTACAACATAGATACCATTGTATGCCGCATTGCTTTCGTTTTTAATCAATACACGACTAGTTACAGGAACTGTTACACCGTCAATTACAAATGCGGCTTGTGTACCTGCGTTAGTTAATGTAGCACCAACACCACTTGTACCATTATTATATGTAACTGTACCTAAATCAGTAGTTGTTGCCGCCACTACTGATTGTTTGATACTTAAACCTTGTGCGACTGAATCAACATAACCCTTTGTTGCCGCATCAGTTAAATTAAGCGGAGTAGCTACGTTGTTAATGTATGTGTTGCTTAATATAACGTTACCAGTACCATTTGTTACTAGGTTGATGTTTGAGTTAGTACCAACTGCATTTACTGTAAAGCCAGATGTTGAAATACTGTTGATTGCATTTGCAAGTACTGTATTATTACTTTGAATGTTACCGCTAGCAATTAAACCAGTTGTACCTAAATTACCTACGTTAGCATTACCGGTAGTTGTAATAGTATTGCTACCTGCCGCAATAATACCAATGATGTTACCAGCAGTTATGTTACCTGTACCAGTGATTATACCTGATCCAAAACCTAAGTTACCAACGTTAGCATTACCTGTTGTAGTAATTGTGTTTGAGCCGGCTGCGATAATACCAATGATATTACCTGCTGTGATGTTACCTGTACCAGTGATTACACCGCTACCAAATCCTAAGTTACCAACGTTAGCATTACCAACAATATTAGCTGTACCTGCAATATTTGCACCAGTTGCTGTGATTGTTAATTGGCTTGTTGTGTTACCAGTTACATAGTGACCAATATTACCGTTCGCAGTAATAGTTACGTTACTATTACCGTTCTGTAATAAACCACTGTTAATTGTTGTGATATTACCTGTTGTAGCAATTATTGTAGCTGTACCTAAATTACCAACGTTAGCGTTACCACTTACGTTAGCAGTACCTGAAATATTTGCGCCTGTACCTGTTACAGTAAATATTGCCGCATTACCTGCTGAAGCAAATGTAATGTTACCATTACCTGTTACAACAACGTTACTGTTGCCGTTTACTAAATTACCAGCAGTTGCTACGTTTGCGTTAGCAATTTGTGTTGTGCTTGTTACTACTAATGGTGCAGTACCTGTTGCTACAGTTGAAATCAACTGACCGGTTACGTTAGCATTACCTGCTGTTACGTTACCTGTTACTGCTAAACTTGTTAGTGTACCAACACTTGTAATTGCGGGTTGTGCCGCAGTATATACTGTACCAGCAACTAATGCGTTGCCTACTTGACCTGTTACGTTAGCACCGGTTAAGTTAGTTAAGTTTGCACCATTACCAGTAAACACACCTGTATTTGCTGTGATGTTGGCTGCTGTGATTGTACCACTTACACCCAAACTTGTTAATGTACCAACGCTTGTAATGTTAGGTTGTGCACCTGTTGTTGCACCAATTGTACCAACAAAGTAGTTTGCAGTTGCAACGTTACCTAAGTTAGCATTAGCCGATGTCAAGTTACCACTAATGTTTGCGATACCTGTTACTAATAAGTTACCACCGTTGTAAATATTGCCTGTAATATTTGCAGTACCTGCAATATTTGCGCCTGTACCTGTTACTGTTAATATGTTTGCATTACCTGCCGCACTAATTGTTACGTTAGCGTTTGGAGCGATTGCTACGTTACTATTACCTGATGCAATAGAACTTATACCAGCGATACTTGATGCAGATAATGTACCGTTAACTGTTAAGTTACCAATATTTGCGTTACCTGTGTTTGCGTAGAAACCACCTGCTGTTACATTACCTGTACCAGTAATTACACCACTACCAAATCCTAAATTACCAACGTTAGCATTACCAGTAGCATTAATTGTGCCGTTACCAAATACTGTATTAGCAGTTGAATTACCAACTGTTAAGTTAGCTAGTGTACCAACACTAGTGATATTTGGCTGTGCCGCTGTTGTCAATGTACCAGTAAAGTAATTGGCTGCAATTAAATTGCTACCATAGATATTACCTGATACACCTAAACCACCTGTAATAACTGCCGCACCAGTTGTATTTGATGTCGATGTGAAATTAGCAGGATATAAAATCATTGATATGTTATTTGTATTACCGCCACCAACAACAAACTTCATAATTGCGTTTGGCGTTGTTGTAGCTAATACCAAATTACCATGTGTATTGGCAGCTATGTTACCTTGAACATAAACATAACCGTCGTTTGGATTTAATACGTTACCAAATCCATATCCACTGCCATTGTACGTACTTGATGTAATACCCATATCAATAAAGTATATGTTTGTATTACCATTATCTGCGGTTAATGATAAGTCAGTACTTGCATTTGCACCGCTATTAATATTTTGAATATTAACGTCAATATAGTCGTTGTAGTTACCTGCAATCTGTAATACAGTCTGAGGAATATTTGCGTAACCAGTTGGTACACCTGCGTATAACGCACCAAAACCAGTTGTTGCATTACCAAAGAACTGACCAGAATTACCACTAATCTGATTGATGTTACCGCTAATCGTAGCGTTACCTGTAACAGTCAAGTTACTTACTGTTAAGTTAGATGTAATCTGAGCATTACCTGCTGAAACAGTTCCTGTTACTGACAATGAACTTAATGTACCAACACTTGTAATATTTGGTTGAGCCGCAGTTGTTAGTGTACCTGTTAAGTAGTTAGCTGTTGCTAAGTTACCTAAGTTAGCATTACCTGATGTTAAGTTACCTGTAATATTAGCATAACCACCAGTGATTAAATTACCCGCTGTTACGTTACCTGTCGCTGTAATAATACCAGCTGTGCCTAAGTTACCAACGTTTGCGTTACCTGTTACTGATAGCACGCCAGCTGTTGTTAAGTTACCACCAGTTACGTTACCAGTAGCGACAATTAAACCTGCTGTTCCTAAATTACCAACGTTAGCATTACCACTTACGTTAGCTGTACCAGTGATGTTTGCACCAGTACCAGTTATAGTAACTGTTGAGTTACCAACTGCATAAATTGTTACGTTACCATTTGCACTTGCAATACTTACGTTACTATTACCATTAGCTACAGTGGCCGCATTAGCAACTTGACCAGTAACGTTTGCACCAGTCAAACTTGTCAAGCCAACACCGTTACCAATGAAGCCTGAGTTAGAACTGTTGTTTGCTACAATGTTACCGTATACCCACAAGTTTGATGGAGTGTTCGTTAGACCAAGTTGTAACCATGTGTTGCCGGCTTGCATGTTTGTTGACAAGAAGGGATGGAAGTCCCATTCTTCAACACCACCTACATAATCTATAGTTGCCGCACCACCTGAACCAATTGTATATAAACTAGTACCAGTAGCATTTTTAATAACAACATTGCCAGTAGCATTGTTATTAAATGTAAAACCTTGACCAACTTGCATTGAAGCATCTGCTGGCATATTGATTGTATATCCAGTTGTACCAGTGATTAAGATATAACCAGGTGAAGTTGCAGTCAATGTTGTATTGCCACCTGCACTTGTTGTAATACTTAATGTTGCTGGGATAAATGTTACACCGTTAACTGTACCAGTAAAGTTTGCATTGTTTGCAGTAATATTACCAGTTAACTGACTGTTACCAGTAATATTCAATGTACCTGTTACGTTAGCACCAGTACCAGTAATAACTAATGAAGAATTACCTGCAACTGTTGTTGTAATATTACCATTACCTGTAATAGTTACATTACTGTTACCGTTTTGTATTAAACCGCTGTTAATTGTTGTGATATTACCTGTTGTAGCAACTAATGTAGTTGTACCCAAGTTACCAACGTTAGCGTTACCGCCCACAGACAACGCACCTAATGTAGTTAAGTTACCACCAGTTACGTTACCAGTTGCAACAATTAAACCCGCTGTGCCTAAGTTACCAACGTTAGCATTACCACTTACGTTAGCTGTACCTGTAATATTAGCACCAGTGCTTGTTACTACCAATACATTTGATGTACCTGCAACGCTAATCGATACGTTACTATTTGCACCAACTGTTACGTTACTGTTACCATCTGCTAATGTGCTTAAACCAGCAATGCTTGATGCAGTTAATGTACCATTAACTGTTAAATTACCAATGTTTGCATTGCCTGTGTTTGCATAGATATTACCTGCTGTAATATTACCTGTTGTAGTAATAGCATTTGAACCGGCTGCGATTGTACCAATGATGTTACCACCTGTGATATTACCTGTTGTAGTAATAGCATTTGAACCGGCTGCGATTGTACCAATGATGTTACCAGCAGTTATGTTACCTGTACCAGTGATTACACCACTACCAAATCCTAAATTACCGACATTAGCATTACCTGTTGTAGTAATTGCATTACTACCTGCGGCTATTGTACCAATGATGTTACCACCTGTGATATTACCTGTACCAGTAATTACACCACTACCAAATCCTAAATTACCTACATTAGCATTACCTGATGCATTAATTGTACCATTACCAAATACTGTATTTGCTGTTGAGTTACCAACAGTTAGGTTAGCCAATGTGCCAACTTGAGTTAAACTAGATGTTACAATACTTGAATTTAATGTTGTACCTGTTAGGTTAGCCGCGTTTGCTGTGATTGCTGTGTTACTTGCCGCAGTCAATTGACCTTGACCATTAACAGTAAACGTTGCAACTCTGTCACCGTTACCATAACTACCTGCAGTAACTGCTGTGTTGCTTACGCTGAATACAGTACCGGTTAGTGTTAAACCTGTACCTGCACTGTACGTACCAGCACCTGAGAATTGTGTAAATGTAATACCAGTTGTACCAACTGTAATGGTACCGCTGTTTGTGTTTACCCAACCAGTACTTGAGTTTGTTGAACCTTGCTCAACAAATACGAATGAACCTACGATGTCAGCACTTGTATTATTATCGGTTGCACGTGTTAATACCCAATTACTTGAACCACTGCCTGCTGTTGTTACAGTATAGATACCGTTATAAGCTGAGTTTGTTTCATTTTTAATCAATACACGTCCGCCAACTGCCACGGTTACACCATCAATTGCAAAAGCTGCCTGCGTACCTGCGTTAGTTAATGTAGCTCCTACACCACTTGTACCGTTGTTATATGTAACTGTACCTAAATCAACTGTTGTTGCTGCCACAACTGAATCTTTTACACTTAAACCTTGAGCAGTTGCATCTACATATGCTTTAGTAGCCGCATCTTGCGGATTTGTTGGATTAGCTACATTATTAATAGTTGTGTTTGCTGTTAGTATAACATTACCTGTACCATTTGTTACCAAATTAATGTTTGAATTTGTTCCCACAGCATTTACTGTGAAACCAGAAGTTGAAATACTGTTTATTGCATTTGCAAGTACTGTATTATTGCTTATAATATTACCGTTTGCAAGAACAAAACCATCTGTAGACAAGTCACCAACTGAAGCAGAACCAGCAATGTCTGCACCAGCCGCTGAAACTGTAAATTGAGGTGTTGAATTTCCACCAATATAAACAGTCATACTACTATTGCCTGTAATAGTAATGTTACTATTACCATTTTTTACTAAACCACTATTTACTGTTGTGATATTACCTGTTGTAGCGATTAATGTTGCGGTGCCTAAATTACCGGTATTAGCGTTTCCTGAAACGTTTAATGCACCTGTTAAATTTGCATTACCGGCACTAATATTACCTGTACCAGTTATTAAACCACTACCAAAACCTAAATTACCTACATTGGCGTTGCCGACAATATTTGCTGTGCTAGTTACTGTTAAATTACCAACATTTGCTGTACCTGTACCTATATACAAATTAGCACCACTTAAATTACCACTTGCAGCCAGTGTACCAACAATATTAGCACCTGTACCTGTTACTGTTACTACGTTTGCGTTACCAACTGCACTAATTGTTACATTGTTATTAGCGTTAACTACAACGTTACTATTACCATTTGATAAAGTTGATGTACTGATGGTTACAAAACTCAATCCACCTGAACCATTTGATGTTAAAACTTGTCCATTGCTACCACCGGTTAGTGTTAAGTTACCAACTGGACCTAAATTACTTGTTCCACTTACTGTTAAATTACCTGCCGTAACAGTACCAACTATGTTAGCTGTACCTGCAATATTTGCGCCAGTTGATGATAATACAAGTTGAGGTGTAGTATTACCCGCTACATAGTGAGTAATATTGCTATTTGCTGTAATAGTTATATTACTATTGCCATTTTGAAACGTGTTACCGTTTACTGTTAAAATGTTACCAGTAGATGCAATTACTGTTGTTGCGCTGATATTACCAACGTTGGCATTACCACCAACCGACAATGCACCTAATGTAGTTAAATTACCACCTGATACGTTACCAGTTGCACTAACAATACCTAATGTAGTTACATTTCCGCCTGAAACATTACCTGTTGCACTTATTTTACCTGTTGCGTTTACATTACCATTTGCATCAATACTTGCTATTGTTGAACCGCCAGTGCCACCGTTTCTAAACAAGAAACCATCAGCACTACCCGCAGTTAAACGTGCATTACCTGTTACATAATCAACTACTATACCGTCATCATAAGCACCGTTGTAGATACCATTAGAATACAAACCATTTGCGGCTTGAATAAAACCACCAGTTGTTATAAAGTCAGTAGTAGTTGTTATATTACCAATAACATTAATACCACTTGATGATGCTGTGAATACATTTGCATAACCTGCTACACCCATTGTTATATTAGCATTTGGTGCAATTGCTATGTTACTATTTCCATCAGCGATACCAGTAACATTAAGACCATTAGCATTTAAGTTACCTGTAATTGTAAGATTACCTATTGTAGTGTTTCCTGCATTTAACGTACCTGCAACGTTAACACCTGTACCAGTAACAGTAAGAACATTTGCATTACCTGCCGCACTAATTGTTACGTTGGCATTTGGTGCAATAGCAACATTACTATTACCATCTGCAATGCTTGTTACACTAATATTATTTGCGCTTAAATTACCAGTAACTGTAAGATTAGCTACTGTTGTTGTACCTGTTAAATTTGCACCAGTATTTGAGAATACTGCTACGTTTGTTGTTCCATTTACACTAATTGTTACATTACTACCAGGAGTAGTAATAGCTACATTACTATTACCATCATTAATACTTGTCACCGCAATACCATTTGCAGTTAAATTACCAGTCACTGTAATATTATTAACTGTTGTATTGCCTGTAATATTTGCATTACCTGTTAACTTAAAGTTAGCATTTCCGTAATCAAATGTTAAATTAGCTGAACCCTGAATAGAATTAGACTCATTAATTAAAATCTGCTGGTCTGCCCCACCCAATGTAGGGAAAGTTTGAATTGCACCATTGGCAGCTTTTGTACTAAGCTGGTCAGCAGTATTAATATAAATTGTACCTTTACCCGCTGGTGGTAAGGCTGCATTCGCATCTGATTCTTGTTTTAAAATTAGTGACATGTTTGTATCCTATAGTAGTCTATTCTTTATTTATCATTTTTTGCTTTTTGAAGTTTATTTACGCTTCAACATAAACACCGTCTACGCTCAAATTTCCATCTACTGTTAATGTAGAAAGTCCTGATAATGCTTGGTAATACTGTGGCACAAACAATGTTGTGCCTGCAAAAATATATGCTGGCATAAATGAAACAACTGATGCAAAAGAAAGATTTCCGTTACCGTCAGTTGTAATATATTGTCCTGCAGAACCGCCAGTAGCATATAAATTACTGATTGGACCTACATTTGTTATTCCGGAAATTGTAGCGTTACCTGATATATTAGCGTTGCCGCCGGTAACAATGTCGCCACTTATGTTGGCAGAATTGGCAGTTATACTGCCGTCCAATGCGCTAAGAATAATATTACCAGTGGTAAGACCATTCTTGACTATAAAGTTTTTTGTACTACTTGCCACAGTTCCATTTTCCCTGTAAGTCAAATGGTTGGACTAAGCCAACCTTGAATTTTTAAAAATCAGTTTTTTATGTTGATTTTTTCCTTTTATGTTAATAAGTATTGTGCAATTAATTGTACTTTTGCAGTTTGACCACCAAATGCATTAGCATATAATGTCACATTACCTGTTGTACCACTAATGTTACTACTTACATCAATGATGTCTGTAGATGCATTAGAACTTAAATCTCCATAAATTGTAATATATGAGTTAGTACCATCTTGCACTAGCAATGTCTCTATAGATTGATATCCATATGGACTTGATGCACTAATCACATATTTAGCTGTTCTGAATACGGATGGTGAGAATTGATCCAGCACAGTACCGTTAGCACTAACTGTCACGTTAGAACGATTTGAAGTAATACCGTTCGTTAACGCTACGTAGTTTGCTGTTACGTTACCTGTTACTGTTATTGCGCCACCTGTACTGATGTTACCTGCACTTAAGTTACCGCTTACGTTAGCTGTACCTGTTACGTTAGCACCTGTGCCAGTTAAAACTAATACTGTATTACCTGCAACAGTTGTTGTAATATTACCGTTACCAGTTAATGTGATATTGCTATTACCATTTTGTAATAGACCACTATTAATTGTTGTAATATTACCTGTTGTAATAATAGCTGTTGCTGTACCTATGTTACCAACGTTAGCATTACCTGTTATATTTGCTGTATTTGCAGATAAATTACCTGTTATATTTGCATTGCCACCTACTGTAATATTTAATGTTACATTAGCATTACCGGTAGTCAACAATGTAGTTATGTTGGCGTTACCTGATGTTAAGTTTGCAGTTATATTTGCGTTGTTAGAAGTTAATAAGTTACCAACATTTGCATTATCACTTGTAATGTTACCTGTTCCTGCGCTAGAAACAGTTAGTGAACCGTTAATGTTTGCACCATAACTATTTACGTATAATACATTAGCTGTACCATTAACACCTACAAATACTGGACCGTTTACTGAAGGAATACTTACATTTGAACTACCATTGCTGATACTTGATTGACTGATAGTTGACCAAGATAGAACTCCTGAACCATCAGTTTGTAAGTATTGTCCATTCTGACCACCTAAGATATGTACGTTACTGATATTACCTAAATCTACGTTAGGACTTGTACTAACATCAACTGGACCTGTTACGGTTAAGTTAGCTAATGTACCTAAACTAGTAATATTGCTTTGTGCATTTTGTGTTACATAACCAGCTAAGTTTGCATTTGCTACATTACCTGTTACATTAGCACCAGTAATACCACTGATGGCCGCACCGTTACCAATCAAGTATGTTAAGCTACTACCAATATTACCAGCAGTAATATTACCAGCAGTACTTGTAATGTCGTTGGTTACTGTTAAACTTGTTAGTGTGCCAACGCTAGTAATATTACTTTGAGCATTACCTGTTACATAACCAGCTAAGTTTGCATTTGCTACGTTACCTGATACGTTAGCACCTGCAATGTTGCTGATACTAATACCATTACCATATAGTTGTGTAGTTGATTGACCAATATAATTTGCAAGAACATAGCCAGTGTCACTAGTAATATTACCAGTAACTTCTAAGTTTCCTAATGTACCTACAGTTGTTAGACTTGATGTAACAATGCTTGATGCAAGTGTATTACCTGTTAGATTTCCTGCATTTGCAGTAATATATGTGTTACTTGCATTTGTTAATTGACCTTGGTCATTAACTGTAAATGTTGCTACTTGGTCACCACCACCATATGAACCTGCTGATACAGCAGTATTTGCAATACTGATAACTGTACCATTGATGCTAATGCCTGTACCAGCACTATATTCACCTGCCGCTGAGAATTGAGTGAACGTAATATTTGTAGTGCCAACTGTTACAGGGGGCAATGTAGTACAAATCCAACCTGTATTTGCATTTGATGTACCATAAATGACAAATGTAAATGCACCAGGAATTTCTGAACTTGGGCTACTTAAATCAAAGTCTGAGCTACGTGTTAGAATGAATGGAGAACTTACGCTACCTGCGGCAGTTACAACGTAGATACCGTTATATGGTTGATTTCCACCTGTCTCATTCTTAATAAGAACACGCATACCTGTTGTTGGTGATCCACCATCAATAGTTAATGCACCGTTTACATTAGCTGTAATTGTTGCACCAACACCACTTGTTCCGTTATTATATGTGTATGCAGGTAGTGCAGTTGTTGTAGCATAATCAGAAGCATCCTTAGGACTTAAACCCTGCGTTGTTGCATCTACATAACTCTTTGATGCCGCATCACCTGGATTAATTGGAGTTAATGCAAGATTTGTGATATAGGTGTTAGCAACATCAACGTTACCAGTACCATTTGGATGTAGATTAATATTCCCGTTTGTTGTAGTTGTAACTGTGAGTGGACCTGATACACTTAAAATTGTGTTAGCAAGTATATTTGCATTTGACTGAATATTACCTACTACTAATAAACTTGTTAAGTTACCAACACTAGTAATATTTGGTTGTGCGTTAGATAGTACATTTAGTGTGCCACCTAATGTGTTTGCAATAATATTACCTGCATTAGCATAGATATTACCGGCAGTAAGAATATTAGCATTAGCATTGGCAGTTACAAAGAATCCAGTAACGTTTGCGTTGGCTGCTACTAAATTAGCAGTTACATTTGCATTACCAGCAACTAATTGATTTGTTACATTAGCATTACCTGTGTTCAACTGAACTGTAACATTTGCATTACCGGCAACTAATTGATTTGTTACATTGGCATTACCTGTTGTCAATAATGCAGTTACATTAGCATTACCTGCTGTTAAGTTAGCAGTTATGTTTGCATTTAGATTAACTGTAAGACTTGCAGTAACATTAACAGTATTTGCTGTTAATAATGTAGTAACGTTTGCATTATTTGAAGTTACGTTACCTGTTACATTTGCATTACCACCAATTACAACATCTACATTAATATTAGCATTACCAATAAGTACATTACCTGTAATATTAGCATTACCACCAACTATGATATCTGTAGTTACGTTGGCGTTAGCAGTAGTTAATAATGTAGTTATATTGGCATTACTTGCTGATAAGTTACTTGTTACATTTACAAAATTAGCACGTGCTAAATTGCCTAGATTAGAATTACCCGCTGTTAAATTACCTTGAATATTTGCGTTATTTGTGAAATTTGCATAATTAGCAATTATTAAATTACCAAGATTTGCTGTACCTGCTGAAGGTGCGGTTAAATTACCTGTTGTGTCAAATACCCACTGCTCTGCGCCAGTAGCATTAATATAAACATTACCGTTAGCTGTAGGGACACTTACATTACTGTTACCATTTTGAATTTGTGTTACGTCTGGGCTTGAAGTCCAACTCAAATTACCACTACCATCAGTTTGTAGTACGTAACCTGAACTACCGCCACCAATATAGATGTTACCAACATTACCTAGATTACTAGTGGTTGCTATAATCAACGCATTTAGATTAGCGGTGCCGTTAGTAGTTATGTTACCTGATGCGGCATCAAGTACAATATTACCTGTTGTAATACCATTTTTAACAACGAAATTTTTTGTGGTCATTTTAATTCTATCCTATTTTTTATATTTTTAATCTGGAACATATGTCCCCATCAAATTCACTACTGTATTACTACTATAGGGACTAGCTAATAAATTTACATTGCCTGATGTAATATTCGCTGTCACCAAAATCGTTTCTGCACCTAATGGGGCAGATGAAAGACTAGCATATACCGTTATGTACGTATTTATGCTATCTTGTAATAAAAGTACCTCTAGAGCCTGATATCCAATGTCACATGATGACTTAATTGTGTACTTTGCAGACCTAAATGCTGATATAGGGAACGTATCAATGATTGTATTATTGCTTGGAACTGATATTGGGGCACGTTTACTGTACAAGTCTCCCACACTTATATTGTTAGAAATAACTGTATTTGTTGTAGTAATATTGCCATTTGAAACAAAATCATTTTGAGTTGTTACTGTACCTGTCGTAGAACCTAACACAACGTTTGCCGCAACACCAATGTTAATATTGGTAACACCTGAATTGAATACACCTGCATTTGAACCAATAACAGCTAATGTACCGTTTCCGATTGACACACATCCGCTAGTTGATATTAGGTAGTCCCCTGTAATTGTACCATTTGAAACTACATTACCCGGAATATTGATGTTACCTGTAGTTGTTGTTAAATTACCCGTAGTATCAAAAATCCATTGAAAATTACTACCATTATTGGCATTAATATATACATTACCATTTTGGTTTGGTATGCTTACATTACTACGGCCATTTTGAATTTCTGTTATGTTTGTTGGTGTTGATGACCAAGTTAAATTTCCATTACCATCAGTAGTTAAAATTTGACCTATATTACCGCCGGTTATTTTTACATTTCCTATTGGACCCAATAATACAGTTGGTGAACTAGAAAAATCAACATTTCCTGTAAGAGCTAAACCATTTTGTGTTATAGTAACTACATTAGGTACACCAGTAACGGTAAAATCAATATTTCCATTAGCAGTCAAATCTATACTGGTATTACCAGTTTGTATGGTAGTAACAGTTGTGTTACCCTGAACTTGTAAATTACCACCGCCGCCGCTAGTTAATACTATATTTCCACCATATGTAGTAGAAATAGTACTATCAAGACCTGATGCACTACTTAATGTGATTGTATTACCTGATAACCATAAATTACTAAATCTATTAGTATATGATCCTAAACTAGATTGTACATTAATTCTAGGTATAATATCACCAGATGGTACTATATTACCTGGAACATATAAATTACCAGAGTCTGGTATAAATGTAAATCCAGCATTACCTGAAAGTGTGCTATCACTATTATATACAATTTGATAGTTGTTAGCATTGATTGGTGTACCAACTTCAATTAGTAAACCATCAACTTCTAAAACACCGTCGATTGTGATAGGATAAGAAAATAAACCTTGAAAAGTATCAGCTACTATTGCTGTATTACCAGTAGGAATAAAATACGGCATAGGAGCCGCAGTAGTTGAGGATGCAAATGTTTCAAAACTTAGATTGCCGTTACCATCAGTAACAATACCTTGCCCCGGCATCCCGCCTAGAATCTGTACGTTAGCTATTTCCCCTAAATAAGAATTAGCTAATACAGTTAGATTTCCAAAAGAACCATCACCGTTCGCATAGATTACATTAATTTTAGGGCTTTCACCAACTGAGAAACCGTCTAACGAGTTAAATGGGCGTAAAGCCATTTTGAAAATCCCTTATAAAATTAATGATTAAACTGTTTTATACTGTGTAGTCCACACCGTTGAGTTTGAACTTGACGGCGTAACTTGCAGAGCAACATTTCCCCCAACAATATTAACAGCTAATGTACCTGTACTTGCAGTTAAGTAAGCCCCACCGTATACTACATAATCAACATTTGAACCATCAGTAACTGCTTGAACAGTTGCTACGCTATATTTAGTGCCGGTAGCATCAATACCTTTCACAAAGAACTCAATTCCATTAATTCCTGTAGTTGGTATTTGTGCGATTGTTTGATTAGCTGTAATGTTAGTTGTAGTTACAGTACCCCAGTTAACTTGAGTATTACCTAATGCAATAACATTGCTGATATTTGCATTGTTTGCGTTTAAGTTAGCAGAAGCTGTTACATTACCATCATTTGTAATTGCAACATTGCTTGAAACATTACCAACTAATATGTTACCTGTTAGGTTAGCGTTTCCGTTATTAATACTTACATTGCTTGAACTGTTACCAACAAATAATGTACTAGTAACATTTGCGTTTCCACTAATATTTGCGTCATAGTTAGCAAAGATATAATTTGCAGTTAAGTTACCTGTAATATTTGCAGGACCACCATTATTGATGTCAATACTATTGCCATAGAATGCATTAGCAGTAATATTTCCTGTTAATGCATTAACATTACCTGTAGCATTTACGTCACCAACATTTGCTGTGTTAGCTGTTATAACATTAACACCAGTGATATTGCCGCCACTACCTGTACCAACTTGCACGTTACCTGTAATGTTTGCATTGCCACCAACAATTAAGTCAGTACCAATGTTAGCCCAGGCATTTGATGTAATTGTGTTTGCAGTAGCACTTGTATTAACTGACAATACATTTGTAAGTGTTGTGTTTGAAGCATTTACATTGCTTACATTAATATTACCGTTGCTTAGTGTATTCCAAGACAAACTGCTAAATGTAGCATCACCAACGTTTGGTGTTGTAAGATTTGCACTTGTTTTAACAACAATATTACCACCAACAATGTCAGTAGTTACTCCATCAACGTTAGCAGTAATTAATGTTCCGGTTACGTTAATACCGTTTGCACCTGTATAAGCACCGCCTTGACTGAATTGAACAAAAGTAATATTTGTGATACCAATGTCAATTTCACCAGTTGTTGTTACAATCCAACTTGAACCACCATATACACTACCTTCAGTTACAAAGAAGTATGAACCTGCTGCCAAACCATTTGCACTTTGTGGGATATAACTACTACCATCTGTACTTCTTGTTAATACCCATGGTGTTGAACCATCACCAACTGTTGTTACGTCATAGATACCATTATATGCTTGATTTGTTTGACCAGTTACAAGAACACGTAAGCCTGTAGTAGTTGTTACACTATCAACAATTAATGCGGCAAGTGTGCCTGCATTTGTTAATGTTGCGCCTGTACCAGCTTGACCTAATGCAGGTTGTGATAATCCTGTGCCAGCAGTTAATGTTTCTACTGGGGCGGGACCATAATATTCATCCTTCAATGTAATTTGATTAGATGCGGGTACTGAAGCTACATAGTAGACATCTGGATCACCACTGATACCATTGAATGAGTTAGTGAATGAAATTGTATTACCAACGCTTAATCCGTGTGCACCACTGAATTGAACAACACTATTACCAATAATGTCAGTAACAGTTAAACTTGTACCACCATTATTATATGTTGCATTTAAGTTACTTGATGACAATACATTTGCGGCAGGGTGAACATAAAGACCTTGACTGATATTATCAACATATTGTTTTGTAGCCGCATCTTGCGGATTAACTGGATCAGCAAGACTTGTAATATTTGTACTATGTACATCAACATTGCCTGCACCACCTGGTACTAAGTTAATATTATATGTACCGTTAGAAGATTGGTCACTTGCAATTGTTAAATATGTACCAACTGAAGTTATTGTATTACCAATAAATGTAGCATTAGAAATAACATTACCACTAGTAATTGTATTACCAGCTATAGTAACATTAACATTACTAACTGTTAATACATTAGCTGTTCCATTAACTGAAATGATAACATTACCATTAGCAGATGGAATAGAAACATTACTTGTACCGTTAGCTAGAGCGCCGGTAATATTACCTGCACTTAAATTACCTGTAATAGTTGCATTATTTTGTACATACAAATTACCAGCAATATTTGCATCATAATTTGCATAGAAATAGTTTGCTGTTACTGTATTACCTGCGTTTACATCATAGGTAATATTTGCATAGTCAGCAAATAAGTAATCAACACCGCTGATGTTACCACCTGAACCTCCGCCTGTAGTAATATTACCAGCAACTTCAAGATTACCTTGAATGTTACCATTACCACCTGCATATAAATCATTTGCAAAGTTAGCATAATTAGCCGTTACTAAGTTGCCTAAGTTTGCTACACCAATTGCAGGGAATGTTGTATTACCTGTTGTATCAAATGTCCATTGATAGTCTGTACCTGCGTTAGCATTAATATAAACGTTGCCGTTACCAGTTGGAATAGTTACATTACTTGCACCATTAGCAATTTGTGAACCAGATGACCATGATAAATTACCATTACCATCTGTTGTAAGCACTTGATTATTTGAACCACCGTAAATGTGAACATTAGCAATATTACCCAACAATACATTTGCGTTGTTAGTGTTAAAATCAATTGTTGTGCCACTACCAACACTAAACGTGCCGTTTGCACCAAACACATATTCAGCATTCTGTGCATTACCGTAAATGATTACATCGCCACCGTCATTCAATATAACTTGACTGTACTGTGCGCCACCTGTTTGAATACTAATGTTGTTGGCAGCCGGTGTTGTTATTGTTGCATAACCACTTGCGGCGTTAGGTAAAATTAAATTACCATTATCTTCGAATATCCAGTTATATGCACCTTCTTGACTGTACAACCTAACATTACTATTAGTGCCATTGTCATTTAATTGGATACCTGAATAGACACCAGAATTGGTATAGATGTTAATTGCTGTGTTTGGTTGACCAGTTATACTAGAACCATTTGGCAATGTTAATTGACCGTTTTGATCAAATGTCCAGTTTTGTAATTCACCGTTTGTAGCGATTGTTACATTGCCGCCATCTATCAAATAAATTTCAGAGTAATTTGCGCCTCCGGTA